AGAGGACATTGCTGCTGGTGGTGCGCGTAGGGACTTAGCGCTAGGCAAGATAGTTACTGGCTCAATGGTCATGGCTGTTACTGCTGAGTTAGCTCTGGCTGGGCATATTACTGGTGCTGGTCCAGTCAATACGAAGATGCGGAACATCCTGAGAGAGACGGGTTGGCAGCCATACTCAGTCAAGGTTGGCGATACTTATTACGCTTACAATCGACTAGACCCCATTGGTGGGTTACTAGGGCTGTCTGCGGATATGACTGAGATTCTAGGTCAGACCACGGATGCTGATGCCGATGAGGTTGCTGTTGCTGCTGTCTTGGCTATATCTCAGAACATGGCAAGCAAGACATACCTAAGCGGTGTGTTTGATTTTATTGAAGCATTCTTCATGGCAAGCACAGATCCAGAGTCCAGCAACTACAAGCTCACGAACTGGCTTAACCGACTAGGTGGGTCAATGGTTCCATCCTTCTTTGCTGCTATAGAGCGACAGGTTAGCCCTGAGATCAGCGCAACCTACGACGTGATAGACCGTATTAAGTCTAGGATTCCTTGGATGTCAACAGGACTCCTACCCCGTAGAAATATCTTTGGGGAAGTCATTGTGCCTTCTGGTGGATTAGGGCCAGACATCATCTCGCCCATCTACACCAACGAAGTTAAGGACAATCCTGTTGCTGACGAGATGGTACGGCAGCAAGTGCCTATTGGAATGCCGAGACGCACAGTCAATGGTGTAGACTTAAATCCAGAGCAATACGATCAATACATCCTGTATTACGCGGGAGAGGGCTTAGGGAAAGGTATACCCAAGCTAAAAACTGCCCTCGGTAATCTTATAAAATCTACAGGTTATCGGAATGCAACTGATGGTCCTGATGGCGGCAAGAGTCTTTTGATTAGATCCACTTTCGCCAACTACAGATCCGCTGCACAGAAGAAACTCTTTGAAGAAAATGCAGAATTAAACCAAGCAAGAATTAATGCTTTGGAACAAAAGCAAAGAAAACTCACAGGTAGATCACTATGACCGTAACGAATACGACTGCTCGTAACCAATACACTGCTACAGCAGGGCAGACTGTTTTTGCGTACACGTTCGAGGTGTATAACAAGAATGACCTTGTTGTACTACAGAACGGTACGACTCTATCAGAGGGTACTAACTACACCGTATCGGGTGTGGGGAGTGACTCAGGCGGTAACATCACGCTGACTTCTGGTGCTACTGCCGGTGACATTATTACTATCTACCGAGACATGGCGCTAGAGCGTCTGACCGACTACCAGAACGCGGGTGACTTCTTAGCCGCCGAGGTTAATGAGGACTTCGATAGACTGTGGTTGGCTACGCAGCAAAACGCTACTACCGACGGGCGAGCCATTAGAAAGCCTGTTAGCGATCTGGACTCTATCAACATGGAGTTGCCTGCGGCATCTAGCAGGGCTAATAAGCTACTGTCTTTTGATGGCAGCGGTAATGTACAAACATTATCTAGCACCACCAACGCGGCTACAGATGCAACAAATGTAACTTACACAGCAACCGGCACTGGCGCTGTTGGGCGCACTGTTCAATCAAGATTAACCGAGTCTATCAGCGTAAAGGATTTTGGTGCTAAGGGTGACGGTACTACGGATGACACTGCGGCTATTCAGGCTGCGATTAACTATGCTGCTACAGCTAAACTTGGTGTTGTTTATTTACCTGCTGGCCATTACAGCATTACTCGAATTTACTTAAACCATGATCCTTCAAATAATACAGGCTATCCATCAGATAGTTACTACCAAGGTCGTATTCGACTACAAGGTGATGGTAGGGCTACCAAGCAGAACCAAGCCAACTCGGCTAGAACAGGCACCTTGATTGAAAGCACATTGACAACAGGTAATGTTATCGTTTGCGATGGCACTTCTTCAGGCACTACAGCCCAGCAAGTGCAGATTAAAGACCTTTCTGTGTATGCCAGCACATCTGGCTCTGTGTTTAGATTTATTTCTGTTGTTCAAAACTCTGGCTTTGAAAATGTTTATATTCGTCAAGGCGGGTCAGGTGAAGGCATTAACTGGCAGGACTGCTGGGTATCTTTTATCCGTAATGTCAGAATTGATGGTGCGGGTAAAGCTACAAGCAATGACGGTATCTATCTGCGTAATATTACTTCTGCTGGTGGTTTTGTTGATATGGTCAGCGTTATTGTTAATGCTTTCCATACATCTATTAGAATAGGTCATGAGAATTATGGTTCGGGCGCGAGGCTTCACTCTGTTAATATGCAAAACTGTCAAGGCGGTGAAGCTGAGTATGGTTTAGAAATTGCTCACGGTGCAGATCAAGTAAATTTGCTAGGTTGTCATTTTGAAGATAACGATACAGGCTTATTTATTGTTAATGGTGCAAGCAATGTCAGTATTGATGGCAGTTCTTTCGCTACTAATACAATTTCTTCTCAGTGCGGGAACAACACAGCAAATGGTGACAGATACCAAGGCGTGTCCTTCTTTAACAACAAGTTCTTTTCTAACTCAGGAACAACAGAGCATATAAAGTTATTTAGCTCTAGTGATACTGGGGACGTTTTGATTGAGCAGTGTTCATTTACTGGAGATAGTGGAGCAACTGATACAGCTATTTGGTTGGAGGATGCGGATCATCATCATGTTCGCCTTCTAGCCCCTGAGTTTATTTCTAACCTTTCGACAGAAATTGCTAATGCTTCTCGCATCCAAGAATACCATGATGAAAAATCTGTTTACTGGCGAACAGTAAATACTGGTGGTTCTTTGTCTAATGTCCCATTCAGATTTAGGTCTGATACATCGGCTGGGGGGTTAGCTTCTGTAGAGTTTTCACAAAATGATAGTGACAAGGCGTTTATTCGTTTTGATACAGATATAACTCCATCAGCCAACAGCAACCATATCAGCACAACAAATGCTACGGGATCGGCTACTGGCCCTTCTGATGCATCATGGACATTTAGTCGTATGGTTTTGATTGAAACAAATGATGCAACGGGTGTCGGTGAATACTGGATGCCTTTGTTCACTAAAAATTAAGGAGTATATTATGACCATTAAGCAACAAGGCGGTATCTTTGGCCGCAACCCAACATTCAATGATGTTTCTGTAGAAAGACTTACTCTTGAAGGTGTTGCAAACGACGATCAGGTTGTTATTTCATCTGGAGCTATCTCAATAAATAGCTCTGCCATCTCAGTAGATACTGAAGCATCTGCTTCTTCTGATGATTTAGACACAATCAATGGCGGCGCAGTTGGGCAGACTTTAATTTTAAGAGCATCTAATAATTCTAGGACTGTTGTTGTTAAAGATGGCACTGGAAACATAGAACTTGCTGGGGATTTCAGCCTAACTCAAATCAGAGATTGCCTTTTTCTTTTGTGTATATCTGATAGTGGAACATATCGTTGGATTGAAATTTCTCGTTCCGATAATAGAGTATAACGGTGACTTCCTTACCATCTCAGACCCAACCTCTGGAACGTCTAATATTAACTTCCAACTTTCTTACATAGCATAACGGAGACTTAGCCATGTCTGGTGTAGTTACAAAAAGCATTACCGCTGAAAACACGTTCAGCGACACAATCAAAGTACAGGGTTACTTTAACCTTTCAATCTCTGGGATCGCTGGCGGCACCACAGTCACGGTACAAAAGCAGTCTGGTGTTGACGGCACCAACTGGACTAATGTGGATACGTTCACAGTGGATACTGAGACAAATGGTTTTGAAGCTGAACGGCAAAATTATAGAGTGGGAGTGGAGACAGGCAACTTCGGCTCTGGCACTTGCAAGGTACGTATTGGCTGCAAATGGATTGACTACCTCTCGTCATGAGCGACAGCCTACTCACTAGGATAGGGGTCTCTGGCTACAACAAGCCAAAGAGAACGCCCAAGCATCCTACTAAGTCACACGTCGTTGTGGCTAAAGAGGGTGACAAGGTGAAGACCATACGCTTTGGTCAGCAGGGTGTGAGCGGCTCCTCTCCCAGTGAGGGTGAGTCAGAGGCGGCAAAGGCGCGGCGTAAGTCGTTCAAGGCGCGTCATGCTAGGAACATCCGCAAGGGTAAGATGTCTGCGGCATTCTGGGCCGATAAGGTGAAGTGGTGAGCAGAGTAAACGAAGCTGGAAACTACACGAAGCCAACGATGCGGAAGAACCTGTTTGACCGCATCAAGGCTGGTGGTAAAGGCGGTAGTCCGGGGCAGTGGAGTGCGCGTAAGGCTCAAATGTTAGCCCGTGAATACAAAGCCAAGGGTGGAGGATATCGAGATTAGAAAGTCGCAGAAGTCCCTGCTGGATTGGGGCAAACAGAATTGGCGCACTAAGTCTGGCAAGCCATCGACTCAAGGGTCTGAGGCTACCGGCGAGCGGTATCTACCCGAGGCTGCGATCAAGAAGCTGACGGCTGCTGAGTACGCTAGGACTACCAGAGCAAAGAGAAAGGCTGTGAAGAAGGGTGAGCAGTACGCCTCACAACCGAAAGATGTAGCGAGAAAAACTAGGAGATTTACCTAATGGCTTACGGTTCAATGAGAAAGCCCAAGAAGGGTTTGTACGACAACATGATGAAGAAGCGCAAGGTCAAGAAGGTCAAGGCATATACATCGTAATGGATATGAATACAGCCTTCGATGTAGTTCTTGGTGGGCTGATGTTACTAGCGGGTTTCTTTATGAAGATATTTTGGGACATGCTACAAGGCACACGCAGAGAGCTGCACGACATGGAGCGTAGATCGACCGAGACGTATGTGCGCCGAGATGATTACCGCATCGACATGGACGAGTTGCGAGATATGTTTACTCGGATCATGGACAAGCTGGATCAGAAGGCGGATAAGTGAGCATCCTCTCTAGTGTCATTGGGCCGGTTGCCGATCTAGGGAAGACGTGGCTAGAGGGTAAGGTTGCCAAAACTAAAGCCAAGGCTGAGGCCGAAGCTGCGGTTATGATTAACCAATCCAAGAGCGCGGCTGATTGGGAAACTGCTATGGCTCGTGCCAGCAATCAAAGCTGGAAAGACGAGTGGCTGACTATCCTGTTTAGCATTCCCCTCGTGCTGGCGTTTGTTCCTTCTGCGGTTCCGTATGTACGCCAAGGCTTCGAGGTTCTATCGACCATGCCTGAATGGTATCAATATGGCTTGTCGGTAATCATCGCTGCATCCTTCGGGGTGAGGGGTGTTATCGGGATAATGAACAAGGTGAAGAAGTAGTGGAGTATCTATACTTCAAGCGTGAGGATTTCGACTGCCAAGAGACTGGCGAGAACGAGATGGATCCAGAGTTCATCCGCAGAGTCGATGAGCTACGCTCCGCTGTTGGTAGGCCGTTGTACGTCACGTCAGGCTACCGCTCTCCCCGTCATAGTTTAGAGGCGAAGAAGTCAAAGCCCGGCACTCATGCACAGGGTATTGCTTGTGACATCGCAGTGGCTAATGGCGTGGAACGCAGGCAGCTAGTGAAGCAGGCGTTTTATCTTGGGTTCAGGGGCATCGGTGTAGCGAAGACATTTGTACACGTAGATACCCGAGAGACAGAACCCGTGTTATGGGTTTA